TGTTATAATAATACTATAGTATACTTTAATGTTTACTTATTTACTACTTGGGTATACTTATAGATATACTCCTACTTATAACAAACTGTCCTTTAGAAGGAGAAACAGTTAAATGATTGAAGAAACAAACAAAGAATTAGAACAATACTACGAAGAAATGCTTTCTATGTTCCGTACAGCAGGTTGGAAAACACTGACTGAGGACTTAGAAACAAATGCTAAAGGTATTGATTCAGTTGAAGCATCGAAGAATGAACAAGACCTCTTCTTTAGAAAGGGACAACTCTATGTCATCGCTACGTTGCTAAACCTAGAAGAGCAAGTCCGTAACGCATACGACGACTTAGGCACAGAGTAGTGCCTTTGTTTGACTTTAAATGTGAAGCAGGACATACTGAGGAACGATTCGTCAGTAGCGACACTAGAGAGGTAGTCTGCAATGAATGTGGACTATCGGCAGTAAAGCAGCTAAACTCTTTCGGGACTTGGACTGATAAGCACAACGGTGTCAATACCGATGCTTGGTGTAAGAAACGAGAGCAGAAGCTGAAACAAGAACGCAAGGCAAATTCATAAGGTGTATGAACCCTCGCATAATATAAACCTCCATAATACTAAAAGGTACGGAGTTTAATAATGGCAGCAAACATTATAGAAGATGAGCGTCTAGACGACGACAAAGAACTTGACAACATCAATGACCTTCAAACGGAAGCTCCGCAAGAGCCAACACCGGCTGAAGATGATGTCCCCGAGAAGTACAAAGGAAAGTCAACCGCAGAGATTGTAAGGATGCACCAAGAGGCTGAGAAGCTCCTAGGAAAGCAGAGCGGAGAAGTAGGGGAGTTACGTTCCGTAGTCGATAGTTATATACAGACACAACTCGATTCGACCACACCACAACCACAAGAAACTGAAGCTGAAGATATTGATTTCTTTTCCGACCCCGACAAGGCAGTCGAAAGAGCTATCGCTAATCACCCTTCAATTAAGAAGGCAGAGGCAGCTAATCTAAACAACCAACGCTCTAACGCCCAAAGTAAGTTACAGTCACGTCATCCCGACATGAATGAAATTGTACAGGACGGTAAGTTTGTTGATTGGATTAAATCCTCTAAGATTCGCACACAGCTCTTTGCTCAGGCAGACAGACAGTACGACTACGATGCCGCAGACGAACTCTTTACCAATTGGAAAGAACGTAAAGGTGTAGTAGCTCAAGCTGCTTCTACTGAGAAGGACACACGGAAAGCCGCTGTTAAATCCGCCTCAACAGGCACCGCTAGAGGAACTGGCGAACAGCGAGCGAAGAAAATATACCGACGCTCAGACATTATTAAGCTAATGAAAACCGACCCCGACCGTTATATGTCTCTATCAGATGAGATTACACAGGCATATGCAGAAGGAAGGGTTAGGTAAAAACCTAAACTTTTTTTATTTTAAGGAATATTATTATGCCAGCAGGCCCATATGCACAAGCAAACGCAATTGTAGACAACACATCAGTAAAAGGCGACAATACTCAGGCAGGAAAAGCAGGACAGAACGCATCTTCGTTTATCCCTACTCTATGGAGTGACGAGATTCGCGCTCAATATGAGAAGAGCCTTGTTATCGCCCCTAAAGTCAAGAAACTCTCTATGACTGGCAAGAAAGGCGACACAGTGGTTATCCCCGCTCCTGTACGTGGCGCTGCCGCAGAGAAACAAGAGAACATTGCTGTTACCATTCAGAACAACTTGGAAGAGAACGTACAAGTAGTAATCGACAAGCACTACGAGTACTCACGTTTTATCGAAGATATTACTGAGACTCAGGCTTTGTCTTCTCTACGTAAGTTCTACACCGATGACGCAGGTTACGCCCTAGCTCGTCAGATTGACACTGACATCATGGACTTGGGTAAGTCACTTGGTAACGGTACTGGCGATTCTTGGCAGCACAGTGCTTCTTTTAAAGTAGGCGGTACTGGAGTAGTGGCGTACAACGGCGCAGCGGCAACCGCGTTTACCGACGAAGCTTTCCGTGCTTTGATTCAGAAGATGGATGATGAAGACGTTCCTATGGACGACCGTTGTTTCGTAATCCCACCTTCAGTACGTAACTCTATCATGGGACTTGAGCGTTATGTTTCTAGTGACTTCACTGGCGGACAGACTGTTCAAAACGGCCTCATCGGTAACCTGTACGGTATCGACATCATGGTATCTACTAACGTAGCTACTCCTACTACGGGCGTTCGTGCTGCTCAGTTGATTCACAAGGACACTTACATCCTTGCGGAACAACAGGCTATTCGTTCACAGACTCAGTACAAGCAAG